ACTGCGCACCCTGGCCCGCTGGACCCTGATGGGCATCTACAACCTGAGCGTGTTCCTCGCCGGCGCCTGCGTATGGATGGCGCGCCAGGCCGAGACCGCACTGGCGCGGCTGGGCTGACCCCGGAATTCCCAAGGCACGACCCCTGTTGACCGCCTTCGGGCGGTCTTTTTTTGCCCGGGTTCCAATGTCGCCGGCCGCCGCTTCCGGCAGCATGTAACCCACCACAGGACGATCTGAGGCATGGCCCAGAACCTCGAACTCGCGCTCCGTGTCCGCTCGCAGATGCAAGAGGCGCTGCGGGATCTCGATCGGCTGGAACGGGATCTCAAAGGGGTCGGCGATGAAGGCAGGGGCGCCGGCGCCGGATTGGGCTCGATGGCTGGCCAGGCGCGCGGTTTGCGCAACGCGATTGCCGGGCTGGGCGTGGCCGCGCTGGTGCGCTCTCTGGTCCAGGCCAACACCCAGGCGCAATCATCGCAGGCGGTGATCCGCACGTTGACCGGGAGCGTCGGCGAGGCCGCCGCCGTGTGGCAGGAACTGTTGGGGTTTGCCTCCGAGACTCCGTTCACGCTCGATCAATCCGTCAATGCGTTCAAGGCGTTGAAGGCGCGCGGGCTCGACCCCGGCATCGATGCGCTGCGCGCCTATGCCGATTTCGCCGCCGCCATGGGCCGCGACCTCACGCAGTTCGTCGAGGCGGTGGCGGATGCCGCTACCGGGGAGTTCGAGCGCCTCAAGGAATTCGGGGTCATCGCCCGGCAGGAGGGCAACCAGGTCGCGTTCACGTTCCAGGGCGTGACCACAACGGTTGAGAAAAACGCGCAGGCCATCGAGCAGTTTCTGCAGGGCATTGCCCGGTCGAATTTCGGCGGCGCAGCCGCCACGCAGATGGAAACCCTGGGCGGCCAGACCAGCAATCTCCAGGACAATTTCACCAAGCTGGGCCTGGCCATCGGCGAGGCCGGAGCCAACCGGGCATTCGCCGATCTGCTGGGGGTGATGTCGTCCGGCGTCGAAACCCTCACCGAACACATAGACGATTTGGCGCCGATCATCACCGTGGTGGCCTCCGCGCTCGCCGGGCGTCTGGCTCAGGGCGCGGCGGCCAGCGCGGCCCAGATGCTCGCCGCCGGCAGTGCGGCGGGCGCGTTGCGCGCGGCGATGGCGCTGCTCGGTGGCCCGGCGGGGACCGTCGCGATCGTCGCGGGCGGGCTGATCGGCTACATCGCCACGTTGGAGAACACCGAAGAAAAAACCAAGCGGCTCGCGGGCGAGACCGACAAACTGCGCATCGGTCTGGAAAAGATCAGCAAGCTCCAGGCGCAGAATCGGTTCAACCAGGCACAGGAGCAGATCGAGGAGACCACCGCCGCGCTGGTGCAGCAGGCGCGCCTGATCGAAACACTCGAAAAGCAGCGGTCTCTGAATGCGGCGAACCCGGCGGCGTTCCCGTTCGATCCGGCCGACCTGACCGCAGCACGCGCCGCCGAGGAAGATCTCCAGCGCGTGCTGCGCGATCAGATCAACACCCGCCGCGATTTGCAGGCGGTGATCGACGGCACCTTCCAGGCCGAACAGAAAGCCGCCGCGGGATCGGTTGGCGGCACGCAAGCCGTCAACGCCGAATACGAAAAGCTCCTCGCCTCGTTGCGCGAGCAGGCCGAGACCATGGGCCTGGTGGGAGAGGCCGCCAGAGTCCGCTACCAAATCGAAACGGGGGCGCTGGGCAAGCTCGATGCGGCACAACAAGCAAATCTGTTGCGTTATGCCGAGCAGATCGATGCGCAAGAGCGAGCCGCGAAGAGCCGTGACGATGCGGGAACCAGGGCTGAGGAAGCGGCGCAGCGCGCATTGGCCAGCATGGAGGAGGAGATTGCGCTACAGGGGCAAATCCGTTCCGGGTCTGCGCAAATATCGGAGGAGGCGCGGATCCGCTACGAGATCGAGAGCGGGGCATATAGGCAGGCCAGTGCCGCCACGCAGCAGCAGCTGCTTGAGCAGGCGCGGCTGATCGATGCCATCCGCGCTACGGCCGGCGTGCGCCGGGAGCTGGAATCAATCACTGAGCGGGCTTCCGGAGCAACCGACCGCTATCGCGATATCCAGGATGCCCTGCGCATCGCCCTCGATGAGGGATTGATCAGCCAGCAGCGATATAACGCAGAGCTGGCCGTAGCCACCCGCGAATATCAGGCGGCTGTCGATCCCATCCGCGAAATGAATCGCGAGATTGATGAGCAAGTTCGGCTGCTGCAGCTGTCGAGCCGCGAGCGCGAGATTGAAGCGCAGATGGTCCGCGCCCGCGATCGGCTCGCCGCGCAAGGCACGAGTTTCGACGCGCAGCCAGGATCCGAAGACGCCATGCGCAATCGGCTAGAGCAGCTCCAGGCGCTGAATGAGGCATCGGATCGCCAAGAGACGATGGTGCGCATTGCCGATAGCCTCCCGGGTGCAGACCCGCAAATGGACTACGCCATCATCGTCGCCGGTGAGCTGAACAGACTTTGGCAAGAGACTGCCGGCACGCTGTTGGGCCTGAATGCGCGACTGCTGGCGGTCGACAAGGCGTGGGCAGCGGGTGCGATCACGCTCGATCACTATCGGCGGCTGCTCGCTGAGGTGAATATCGAGGCGGCGACAGTGCTCAACGAGATGTCCGCGGGCAATAGCCTCACCATCCTGGTGCAAGCGCTTGGTCACGTCGTCGAGGGCTTCAAATCCGTACAGTCATCCCTTGCCGATATTCTTGGCTCTGGCCTCGCCGAGTGGGCAGACGGCCTGTCCAACGGCATCGCCAGAGCAGTAATCCAGGGAGACTCTCTGCGCGATACGCTCTATGACATCGCCACCAACGTGGCGACAGAAATGCTGGCGCAGTTCATCAAGATGGGTATACAGATGGCTGTTATCCGCATGCTCGCAGGCAGCAACCTCACCGGCTCGATCAACGGGTTGGTGATGGGCGCCGCCCAAAATGCGCTCCAATTCAACCCTTCGGATATCTTTCGAGGCATGTTTGGCGGACTCGCTGGCGGCGGCCAGGTGCTCGGCCCGGGCACCACCACCAGCGATAGCATCCTCGCCGCGCTGAGCCATAAGGAATTCGTGACCCGCGCGGCTGTGGTTATGCAGCCCGGCGCATTGAATTTCCTGGAAGACTTCAACGCCCGCGGCATGGCGGCGCTGCGCGACTGGTCGGCCGTCCACCACGCCACCGGCGGCCTGGCCGGGGTGCCGGCGCCGGCCTTTCCCGCGCCCTCGGCCGAGGTCTCCCTGGCCGAGCCGGGGGGCGCGCGGGTCGACAACAATTTCCGGTTCGTGAATGTGTTCGACGTCGAGGACGTCTCGCGCCGCGTTACCTCCACCGGCACGTTCGAAAAACAGGTGCTCAACATCGTGGGCTCCAATCCCTCCGCCATCCGCCAGCGGCTGGGCCTGTGAGCTACACCGCCGGCGGTGAGGTGCTGTGGCCGGTACCGCCCAATTGGGTGGTGGCGGTGCGCGAGCGCCTGGAGTGGCGGACCAGCGTGGTGCGCTCCCGCTATTCCGGGCGCCAGCAGAAGCGCGCGCTGCGCCGCTCGCCGCGCCGCTACTTCGAGCTGAGCTGCACGGCCCAGCACGCCAGCCGCCGGGCGCTCGACAACCTGCTCCAGGCGCGCGGCGTGGAGACCTGGCAGCTCCCGATCTATCACGATGTGCAGCTGGTGGGGCCCATCGCCAGCGGCGCCTCCGTGGTGCCCTGCGCGACCAGCGGCTACGAGTTCGCCGCCGGCGGCCAGGCGGTGCTGTGGCGCGGGCTGAACACCTGGGAGATCGTCGGCATCAACACCGTGGGCGGCGCCCAGCTCAACCTGAGCGCGCCGACCACGCAATCCTGGCCGGTGGGAACGCGGCTCTATCCGCTGCGCCAGGCGGTGCTGGAGGAGCTGCCGAGCGAGGCGAGCTATTCCGACGCGCGCGGCACGCGGCGGGTGAATTTCCGGCTGCTGGGCGCCAACGATGCCACCGCGACGGCGCCGGCGGCGACCTACCTGGGCTACCCGGTGCTGGAGCAGTCGCCGGAGTGGAGCGCGGATATCGAGACCCTGTTCGCCCGCGATATCGACCGGCTCGACAACGATACCGGCGCGGTGACGCTGATCGACGAGCCGGGGCGCCCGTTTCGCGAGGCGCAATGCCGTTGGCTGCTCGGCAACCGCGCCCGGCACGGGCAGATCCGCGCGCTGCTCCACTGGCTGCGCGGCCAGCAGGCCACCCTGTGGGTGCCCACCTGGCACAGTGACCTGCAGCTCGCCGCCGATATCGGCGCCGCCGATACCGCGATCAGCGTGGACTGGGCCGGCTACAGCCTCTACGGTGCGCTGGCCGCGAACTGGCGCGACATCCGCATCGAGCTGCTGGGCGGCACGGTCTATTACCGGCGCCTGACCAGCGTGCTCGACCAGGGCGCGACCGAGGCGCTGGGTATCGGCACCGCGCTCGGCGTGGCGGTGCCGCGCGCGAAGGTCCGGAGGATCTCGTTCATGGTGCTGGCCGAGCAGGCGAGCGACGCGGTGGAGCTGGAGCATGCCACCGATGCCAGCGGCATCACTCGCGTGAGCACGCGCTTCCGGGGGGTGTGGTCATGACCTCCAGCGCGCGCGAATCGAGCTGGAGCGATGGCGAGCCGATCATGTTTTTCCGCTTCGTGCGCAGCACGCGGGCCTGGTATTACTGCTCCAGCGACCGCAACGAGACGCTCAACGGCAACACCTATCTGAGCGTGCCCATCAGCCGCGGTGGCGCCGGCGACAGCGCCGAGCGCGCCCAGCTCGACATCGACATCACCCTGCCCGCGAGCCTGTCAGTGGCGGCCAACTGGCGGCCCTATCCGCCGTCGAGCCCGGTGGCGGTGACGATCTGGGTGCGCCATGTCGGCGAGGCCGACACCATCGCCGACTGGACCGGCCGGGTGATCGGCGCGGAATTTCGCGGCGCCGAACTCTCGCTGCGCTGTGCGCCCACCATCGCCCAGGGCCGGCTCGGTAATCAGCGGGTTTGGCAGCGCGGCTGCGGCCTGGTGCTCTATGCCTGCGGCGTCAACAAGGCCAGCCACGCGCTGGCCGCCACCCTCACCGCGATGAGCGGGCTCACCCTCACCGCCGCCGCATTCGGCACGCTGCCCGCCGGGCGCCTGGCCGGCGGCTATCTGGAGTGGACCGAGCCCGATGGCGTGGTGGAGTTCCGCACCATCCGCAGCCACAGCGGCAGTGACATCGTGCTCGACTACGGCGCCAGCGCCCTCGCGGTGGGCCTTGCCGTCACCGCCTATCCGGGCTGCGCGCACACCTGGGCGGACTGCGATTATTTCGCCAACCGCGTCAACTACGGGGGCGATCTGTGGATCCCGGTCGACGACGACCCCTATTCCGGCGATCCGGTGTGGTGAGGGACTGATCGTGTGGCAAGTCGTCGCGCTGTTTGTCGTCTCCGCGCTGATCTCGTTTGCGCTACGGCCGAAAATCGAAGGCGCCAAGCCGCAGGAATCGAAGACGCCGCGGGTCGAGGAGGGCAAGAAGATCCCGAAAATCTACGGCACGGTGTGGATCAACGATCCCATGGTGCTCGGGTTCAAGCGCATCGGCACCGATCCGATCAAATCCAAGTCGGGCAAGAAATGATCGTCACCTTCCAGCACTTCCGTTCCGTGCCCTTCGCCCGCGGCAAGCCGGGCTACTGTCTGCCCGGCGGCCGCGCCTGGTTCGCGCGCTACGGCCTGGACTGGCGCAAGTTCATTCGTGAGGGATTGGACGAGAGCGAATTCCTGCGCACCGGCGATGCCCTCGGCATCGCCCTGGTGGACTGGGCGCGCGAGTGCGCCAGGCGCGCGGCAGAAACCGAGGAGGCCATGCAATGAGCGGCGGCAGCAAGAAGGTCACCGTCGCCTACTGGTACCGCATCCTGCTGCATTTCGGGCTCTGCAAGGGGCCGATCGATGCGCTGCTCGAAATTCGCGGCGGCAACCGCGTGGCGTGGAAAGGCGGCCTGCTGGCCAGCGGCCAGCTCGATATCGACAAGCCCGACCTCTGGGGCGGCAAGAAGAAAGAGGGCGGCATGGATGGCGCGATGGACGTGATGTTCGGCGAGCCGACACAGACCACGAACGACTACCTGACCGCCGAGCAGGGCGCCGACCAGCCCACCTATCGGGGCAAGGTCACCGCCGTGTGGCGCGGGGGCAGATTCGGCACCAACCCCTATCCGAAGGATCTGGCGTTCAAGGTGCGGCGGATCAAGGAAGGGTGGGATGGGGGCGCGGCATGGTATCCGGAGAAAGCCGAGATCGGCCTCCTCTCCGCTCCTCACGCGATTTATGTCGCCCTCGACACCTCGTCGTCGATGGATGAGGTCATGGCCAACGGCCAGACACGCCTGGCCAATGCCAAGGTGGCCATCAATCAGCTGCTCGGTAAGGTGCGCGTGCTGGTGCCGGCCGTGCAAATTGATCTGATGTTCGTGGGTTGGGACGTGAACCGCAGCACCATCCTGCGTCGGGCCGCCAGCCAGGCAGATGTCGATGCGATCATGTCGTTCGTGGGCAGCAGAGCCACAGAATATGGCACTGATTTCCGGCAAGCGGTGGCCGATGTCAATACATTTTTCACCGGCGCCCCGGCTGGGGCAAAGCGCATCATGGTGTTTGTCACTGACGGCGAGCCGTGGGATGTCGCGACCAATAGTTATGCCCCGTGGATCGCCGACGATGCGGCGGCCACGCTGGCGGCCACCACGGATGTGAGCACCTACGGGTTCAACCTGGATCTGTCTGATGTGAGCCAAACCGCCAAGCTGGACAATACGCCAGCCGACGGCGTGCCAGTCGTGGATGGGTCGGATCCAAATGCGATCGCCGATGCGCTCTCGATCATTTTCGGTGACCTGGCGATGAACCCGGCCCACATCCTCTACGACACCCTCACCGCCGCCGACATGAAGGGCGAGCCCACCGGCCTGATCAACGATGCCTCGTTCCGCGCGGCCGCCGACGTGCTCCACGCCGAGGGCGTCGGCCTGTGCCTGCGCTCCGATGAGTACGCCAGCATCGAGGAGATGCAGCAGCAGATCCTCGACATCATCGGCGGTTCTCTCACCCAGTCCCGTGTCGACGGCCTGTACTACCTCGACCTGCTGCGCCCGCCGGCGGACATCGAGGCGCTGCCGATCATCACCGCCGACGACGTGCACGAGTTCCGCCAGCAGCCGGCCGGCGGCACCCAGGAGCTGGTCAACCAGGTCCTGGTGAGCTGGCGCGATCCGGAGCGCAACGAGGACCGCACTACCGCGCCGCTGCAGGCGCTGGGTGGCATCCAGGCCGCCGGCGGAGTGATCAGCGAGACCCGCAACTATCCCGAGATCCCGACCGAGGCGCTGGCCCTGCGCATCTGCGACCGCGACCTCCAGGCCAAGAGCACGCCGCTGTCACGGTTCGACCTGATCACCAACCGGCGCCCCTGGGCGATCCGCAGGGGCACGCATTTCCGGCTGCAATTGCCCGAGGAGGGCATCGCCGACATGGTGTGCGTGCTGGCCGATATGCGCGATTCCGGCCTCGCCGACGGCAAGCTCCAGCTCAAGGCCGTACAGGACGTGTTCGCGATGCCGGCCAGTACCTACGTGGTCACTGAGCCCGGACAGGCCGCGCCGCCGGCCACCATCCCCACCAGCCCGCCGTTCCAGTTCCTGGTCGAAACGCCCTATGTCGAGCTGGCCGCGCGCCTGTCGCCCAGCGAGCTGGCGGCATTCCCGGAGGATTCGAGCGCATTCATGGCCCTGGCGACCAGGCCGACCGTCGGCATCAACTATTCCCTGTACAGCGCCGGGGCCGGCGAAGCGCTCGACGATTACGCCACCGGCGAATGGTGCCCCACGGCGCTGATCGTCGAGGCCGCGGACTATCTCGATACTGCATTCACCCTGTCCTCGCCCGAGCTGCTCGACCGGGTTGAGCTGGGTACCTGGGCGCTCTGGGATGCCGAGATCGTCCGTGTCGTGGCGCTCGACGTCGGCGCCGGCACCATCACCCTGGCGCGCGGCTGCGTCGACACCCACCCTGCACAGCACGCCGCCGGCAGCCGTATCTATTTCGCCGGCGAGTGGTACGCCACCGATGGCCGCGAATATGCGGCGTTCGAGGCCGTGACCGCCAAGCTGCCCGTGAGCGGCGGCAGCGAACAACAGCCGCTGGCGGATGCCCCGCTGCTGAATCTG